CTGGAGCTGCGAATTTATTAGCAGCTACAATTCTAAGCGCGATAGTTCTTCCTGTGAAGAAAGGCTCTCAGCAGTTACGAAAACGCGTAAGCATCGTTACTCCTATTATGGAAACGGTTACTGGTGCGAATTCGTCTGGTTATACTGCTGGCCCTAAGGTGGCGTTCCTTATCGGAGCGAATATTGATTTTACAACCCACCTCAGAGCAACTGAAGCCCAGAATCTGGAACTCATGAACATTATTTACCGGTTATCTTACCCCGGTTTTTCTGATTATGGTGGCCAGATTTCAAAATTCCTCGTCAAAGACGAGTCAATTAACTAGGCTCAGTTAGGATTGTTTTTCAAGAATGGACATAACATTACATTTTAACTTTATAGGTAACATCATGAAGAAAAAAGAAAAACAAAATTCAACACAAAAAACTAGGCGGTTCTATGACCTCTATAAAAGAAATGAAAGTGACGCTCTTACGAAAGAGTTGGCTTTATATTTCGCAAGCGCTTCAGGGAAATTCTCGTCAAAGCTTACAAAGCTTGTTGTTGATGACGATATTCCTGGGTTACTTGCTTGTAACATCCCTTATGACAACTACTCTCCTTCTGATGTTCGCGATGTTCAGTATGCCAGACAAGTACTTAGCTTATATGCTAAAAATGCTGATCTACGTATTGACGGCGTCAACAAAAGTCGGAATTGCCTAATGGGGTTTGTTACGGCTGAACTGCAGTGTAGAGCTACTAATCAACGGCTTTTCACCATTATGACATCGCATGAATGGTTATTCACGCGCGAGAAATCCGTAATTGAATGGGTTTCTCGGAAAATTATGTCTATATTAGGTGATTTGCCTGAATTAAGTAGTTTACCGCTGCAGTTCGGTCCTGGGTCGGCCGCTACCGGTGTGGGAACCACAATAAAGAACCTACGCGAGAAACTCGACGTAGACCCAGTATGTAGTTCTTCTCTATATCGCTCGCCGTTGATAGATGAAGTCATTGCAGAGATGCCAATGTACTTTACTTATCATCATCCTAATTCGATAAGAATTTCGAGTGGGATATATGGAGAGGTACCGAAAAATGCGAAAACATTACGGACGACTGAAACCCAACCCCAGTTAAATATGCCAATTCAAAAGGCATATGGAGGTTGGATTCGTCGGAGACTTCGAGCTTTCGACTGCGATTTAAACAGTCAATCGCTAAATCAGGAACTGGCCTTACTCGGGTCAGCCACTGGTGAAGTCGTTACCGTGGATGTGAAAAACGCAAGTAATACGGTTGCTATAATGGCAGTGTATTATGCTCTACAATATTCGGTAGACTGGTTCGATACGCTTTGGGCGTTAAGAAGTGACCGTTTAGAAATACATGGTCATTCTTATGCCCCTGAAGCCTTCTCTTCTATGGGAAATGGCTTCACGTTTGAACTAGAATCGCTTATTTTTTATGCGATTGCTATATATGCTACCACCGTAGCTAACGGTGATACAGGTTACGTAAGTGTTTATGGGGACGATATCATTGTTCCCACATGTGCTTATAAGGACCTCCTGAGTACGCTGAAACTGTTTGGTTTCGTTGTGAATGAAGAAAAAACATTTGCATCTGGACCATTCCGTGAATCATGCGGAAAAGATTACTTTTTCGGACAAAACGTTCGTCCGTTCTATTCCAAAGATCGGTGGACAGATGCTCGTATCGTGGGGTTGTTAAACCACGATTTCCGCCACTATAATCTCATCGATAGTACATTTAGGAATTATTTGGTTAGTAAATTAGAACCAACTAATATCTTCTATGGACCTGATGGATATGGTGACGGACATCTCATAACTGATGCTTCATATACTGAAATATCAAATATGCGGTCTTTTGGTAATCAACATTTCGTTGAATTACCTAGCGGTACTGACGTTGATCCTTTTTGGTATCACAATAGTGATAGAAAAAGTCGACGTAAGTATGATAAACATTCTAAATCTGGGTGGATCTTTTCTACTTATGTAAAGACTCCATTACAGGATGAAAATGTCTATGCGTTGGGTGATCAGTTGTATGCATTCTATCAACAGAGTGCATTGCCTACCATTCCCTATTGTAGTCCTACATTAGCGGAATTTCACTTTCTTCAGTTTTTTGATGAAGGGGTATCTGCTGTTCATAATATAGGTCCAGTTCGAGAGAACCATGATCCTTATGTTGTGCGCGGCGGTTGGAAGGCAAAGGCGACTAACGTCTACATCCTTTAAAATCCATCGAATGATGGGG